CTAGAGCGATCCTCAAGCGCTTGAAGCACCGTTACTATACCTATAACGGTGCTACCTATGTTGTGACTTCTTGGGTTGACCCCAAGTCAAATGAAAATCAAGAGATTTTTACCACTAAAATTCGCGATGCTGGGGAACCAGACTATGAGGAATTCGCGAACGCCCACCGAGAGGTGGCCTGTAAATATCTCTCCTTCTTTGAACTTCACGACGAGGGTGGAATAATGAAATTAAAAGAACGCGTTATCAAGGAAAACATGGGCCTTGAAACTCCTTTTGCTCATGCCATAGGTTACGCCAACGCAACAAATGTCTTCTTCGCCACTGTGTGCCCGAATGAAGTGACCCCTGTGACACTCCCCGAACCTCCTTTTGACTTTGGTAGCATCTACGATGAAATCATCACTAAGGCTGGGGAGTCGGTTGATGACCCGGATCTTCTCGCTGAAGCCAAGAAGACCACCACGAGTACTGCGAATACCAGTGCGGTCTGTAATGCAATTCTCAAAGTAGGTCAGGATATCATCCAGACTGAAATACCAATGCATGAGCGACTACTTGGTCTTCGTGACTTGTGGGCCTATCTGGGATTGGACAATTGCAAAATTCCCATTCCCCGATTGGACATGTGGAAACTTCTTGTGATGGAGTTCAGTGAGCAGAAGAAATCCGGTTTCACAAACCAGGGTCATGATAAGAAAACAAATTCCAAGCCAATGGGAACCAAGGCTGATATGTTTGGGCACGCCATATTAGTCGTCTTTAGTGCCATCCTAGCAATGGCTGCCCTTTTTACCAACTTCTCTTCGTCTACTACCGTTGATGATGTTATCTGGATGATGAAGATGGAACTTGGTAGCGTGACGGACATTCTCGTAAAGTTCTCACTCAAAACTGAGTTGCGAGAGCCAGGTGAGGACTTAGATAAGGTTCGAGCATTCTTCTTGGTGCCACTTCTGCACTATATAGTTTGCAAGATCTTGTTTGAGCCGATTCATCAATTTACTATGTTCCGTAAGGGTTTCCTTGTTGGGTTCCGCTGGTTAGGCGGCGGTGCTGCCTGGTTGTACGATTTCTTGTTGGGCGGGGAACGCGGTAGGATTTTCTTCTGTTTTGACATCAGTCAGAAAGATACACATTTCTTTGCCGCCGACCTTGCACTGCTCATAGCAATGTGCATGTCTGTTTTTGATTTTATTGGTGATGTTCACTCCTGCTTGTTTATGGCTATGTTTCTCTGGGTGATTGATAACACCGCTTATCATACTGTCAACTGGCCTGGTGGCTGGCGTTTTATTGTTGGTGTTCTTTTTAGTGGGGATTACAACACTTCCTTCCTAAACACCCTACACGTTTTGTGGATGGCGTGCTGCTTTTGCCGCTACGTCTACGATCGAACGGGTGATAAGAAATACCTTTATGCGATGGTCACCAGGAAATTTGTTGTCGGTGTGATGGGCGATGATGTGATCGGTTCTGTTCATCCAGATGTGGTGGACCACATGCATCCGGATCTCTTTCGCGCTTATATTACTAGTAAGTGGAAACAACCGGTCAAGGATAAGAG